CCCTCGACAGAACTCTGGCTTCCTGTGCCAGATTTACCACTTACGGAAAAGTGTGGATTCGCCTGTAAGAACTCCTTAACTTTTTCTTCAATCGTTAAGAGGTTTCCTTTTTCGTTATAACGAATATTGCTATTATTATCAAGTATTTCTACTCTACCATCGTCATTTAATTTAACTGTGTCTTTGAGTAAAGAAACCACTTGGCTTGGATTGATGGCATTGTTTTTAGAAGCAACAGCCATAATAGAATTATCAATTCTTTCTTTTTTGATTTCATTCTTATACTTTAGAATTTCTGTATCTTTTTCAGCAATTCTTTGTTGCATAAGCTTTTCAAGTTCGGCTTTTGATTTAGCTTCTTTGACTAGCTTTTCTTTAGCTGCATCTTCTTCCTTTTTCTTTGCCTCTTCCAATGTTCTTTGATGTTTTCTTTGCTCGGCTTCTAATCTTGATTTGATAATGTTATCAAGTTGAGCTTGGGTAAAAGTCATTTCTTTTGCTTTTTCAACTTCTACTTTTGGTTCTTCTTTTGGTGCTTGTTGCGTTTCAGGTGCAACTACCTTTTGTTCTTCGGACATTATTCACTCCTTTGTTAAGTTATTAATTTTCCGCTATTATCAAACCAATCAGGATTGACATAGCTCCATTGATGACGACAATTATAACCACCACGAACAACTAAAGGATTACCAGCTTTTTTGCCAGACCAACTTCGACTTGCCCATAATTTATTGACTTCATCAATCGTAAAAAGTCCACTTTTTTTACCTATGGTTCTTGATACCAAACCTCTGCATATTTGTCTAGTTGTAGGAATGATGTCGCCATAGTACCTAACATAAGTAAGTCCAGCATCATTAGCTTTATTGAAGTTTAATGTTGCATCAAAATCTCTTAATGAGTCGTTTAATAGCTGCCCAGCATATCTTTTCATGTTTTCCCCAGCTCTATCTCTTCCAAATTTTGACTGCAATGTGGCAACTGCTTTCTCTACCCTTGATTGCATACGTTTTTTGTTTTTATTCTTTTTTACAAACTTAACTAGCTTATTAATTTCAGGGTCTTTGGAACTTGCATAAATACCATTAATGGTTTGTCTTAATTCTTTTTCTAATACAGTAAATTCAGAACCTAATAATGTATTTTGATAAATTTTTTCAGATAAGGTTCTTGTAAAGGTATTAGAGATGTCTTTGAATTGAGTAAAGTATTGTTGTTTTAAATTTTGTATTAAAGCTAGATCGCCTTTAGTTAATTCTTGAAATTCTTTTGGTATTCTTCCTATTGTTTTAAAAGCTCGTTCAACTCTTTTAGCTTGTTTGTTAAATCCTTGTCTAACAACTGTATCTGACCAAGCTAGATATTCTCTTTCCAAAATAGCTTTGATTTGTGGTCTAATAGCAATGGCAGCTCTTAACTCAATTAGCTTTCCATCTGTTGTGGGTAAAGATTTATTAGCAAGAGAAGTTATATCATCTTCTATCTTATCTAAAACTTTTGTAAGTTGTTCGTAATATTCAGCTTCAGCAAACTCAATTTGCTTGATTCGATAAGCTGTCATTTCTTGGGTAATATCTGCCATAATTCGTTCTTTTAATGTTCTACACAATAAACCTATAAAAATCTAGTTTTCTTATAAATATATTGTCCGTGAAAGGTCAATCTAAAAGACGGGAATATTATTTAATAAAATATATATTGAATACATAAGAAACAAATTGTGTGACAGACAATTAGATTTGAGTGACAGGCAAATCTTCGGTGTGTGACAGACACCAACAAGTATGTGACAGATACTTGATTAAGTTGAGTGACAGGCAACTTAAAGGGCTAACCACCTAATTTTGTGTGACAGGCAGAGTTAGGTGGTTTTTTATATTTGTTCTTCCTCTACTGTTTCTTTCTCTACTTCGTCTTGGGTAAATTCGCCTACTTCTGGTTTTGTATCTATCTCGTCAAAGATAATATTTAGTTTTTCGTTATCATCCACCACAGCTCTTGCAATTTCTTTATCAATCTCTTTGACTAATGTAGGAGATTTAACATTGATAGCTTTGGCTTGTTGGTAGAACATAAGGTCTGATGCAAAATCTCTTATGTTAAATGATTCAGGATAATTTATTTCTCCATCAAAATTTACATTTTGAAATTGTGCATATAGTTTAAATAATTGTTCTTCGGCTAATTGTAGATTGTCTGCTTTCTCGGATAGTCTTGCATTTAATAATTCAAATTCTGTTTGTAAAGCGATACCTGATGATACTTGTGTTTTAGTAGTTCTAACTGCTCCTGTGTGTGCTATTCTATTAATGGCTTCTATTTTTTTTGTGATAGAGTCCATGATGGATTGTAGGTTAGAACCTGATGGCTGCAATAGATATGGTTTAAGATTAGGTTCAATCTCTTCAGGCATTTCTATTATTGCACCAGCTCCAGCAGAAGCATTGACCGATGGTGTCTTAACTAATGAGGGATGATTTGTTAATCTAATCAGTTGCTCTATTTCAGAGAACTCATTGTAGATTGCTTTTTGCAAATCAGCAATATCAGTTAAGTCAGATTGACCAATTCCTCTTTTGTGCGATTTAGAATTGTATAAGATAACTGCTGGTATCTTGCCAATCTGATTCTCGGCAGTATCTATTAAAATGGGATCAGTTCTATCATCTTTTACATAGTGTGTATCTACTCTGTCTAAATACCAACATCTTAAATAGATACCTCCATCTCTATCTACTTCTTCTCGCACTTTTAAATAATCTAAAACATAACGACCATTCACTTCTCTTTTGTAATTCCAATCTAAAACATTTTCAGGAGTTACGATTGATAGGTAAGGTCTAATGTCTTGTTGTAATTCGTCAGCTTTAGTATTGCTCACGACTTTAGGTTTGTCTAAAATTAAAAGACTATGCCCATAAATAGAAGCATAATTTTGAGCTTGTTTAATAACAGTATCAAAATTGTTTCCATCAAGGTCAGTATCTTTTAAGAATGATTCTAAACTCGCTTCATCTTGCATTTCTCCAAATTCTCTAGTGGGCTTAACTCTAAAAAGAAAAGATGAATAAATTTGTATAATGTTTCTGCAATGATTATCGCAAGGAGTATTTAAAAGTCTTTGATTAAACTCGTTATCAAGTTCTAAATTATAACGATTAAGATATTGACCGACTTGATAATCAAATCCACCATTATAGCTTCTAATAAAGTATTCCCAATGATTTACATTCTCTTTGTAATCTTTATGAGTAGCGAGAAGTTGATCCCTGTTTAATGCCATATTGTTTTTGTTTAATATTCCATCTTGTCGGAGCAGAGTAAGGCGAAGTTATCGTTAGTGGTTTTATGTACTCAATTAAGTAACCTAACGCATCGTTCATGTGGTCAAAACCCTCTTCCTTATCAGGAATATTTGTATTCTCCTTGTATATTTGTCTTTGTAATCCTTTTAGCAAAGTTTTGCAAGATTGTGAAACGAAAATATGCCTTACACCATTAGAATCTTTAAGTCTTGAATTGACAGCATTGACTCGATCTCTAATTGCTGGATGTTTGTGTTTAACTTTAACTTTGAACCCAGCATTTTGCAAAATACTTAAATCAGTTCTTCCTCCAGCACTTGTTTTTCTTTGTCTTGAAGCTGGATCAGGATAAATGAAGATTGGAATCTTTGTGCCATATCTATCATGTATTTCTTGGCACATTTCATCAGTATTACTTGAATAAATGACTATTTCATCAACAAAATAAACCTTATCTTTTTCTATTTGTGCAACACAAGCTGACATTGGATCAACATTGAAGTCCATTCCAATATGTAAAGGTTTTGTCCAATCTATCTTTTTATTATTAACATTTTCTACTGGGTGAAAATTGTAATAAACAGTTCCAGCATAGTTCTCAAATGTACCCTCAAACTCTTGTCTAAAAGTTCTTTCATCCAAGTCTATTTGGGCTTGTTTTAATTCCTCCTTATCAACCATACCCCCTTGTAAAGTCGTAAATTGAAAACTCTCCCATTCCTTATCTTGCTTTCCTTTAAGGTAAAGTTCATAACTCCAATTTCCATACCCTCTTGGAGTACCACAAAATAAAACATCTCCTAAAGTGTCTGCAATAGAAGCTCTTAATACTTCATACCAAGTACGTTTATCTATATCGGCAAATTCGTCTAATATTAAAAAGTTAATTCCTGTACCTCGTAAGGCATCAGGTTGATCTGCTGATTTTAAACTTATGGTGCTATTGGATTTCTTAATTCTTACAGTTAGATTGGTTTCGTTAATATCTTCAATCCAGTTAAATGCGTGGAGCATGGTTTTAAGATTAGACCAGCATATTTCCCTAGACATTTTAAAGGTGGGTGAAACATACCAAATATTTTGAACTGGTTTGGCAGCATATTTCATCATCTCGGTTATAGCAAGATGTGTTTTTCCAAATCTTCTTCCTGATATTAAAACTCTAAACCTTTTCTTCGACTGACTTACCTGATGTTGGGCTTTTGTTAGAGTTATCTTCATTACACCAATACTTTACAATAAATTTATACTTATCCCAAGAGATAGGATCAACTTGTACTAATTCAATAACCTTATTAGCTCCTTTTTCAACACATTTAGACCAAGAATCAACAGGTTCTCTATCGGTCATGACAGGATAACATTGTTGAGCTATTAAGCTACATACTTGAAACATGAGAATAAATTTCATTAATCTTTATCCTCATTACGAATTTTACCCCATGTAATTTTCCAGTTAAGCTTTGTGCTATCTTCTAATTTGTCATCTGATGTAAAAGGTTTAGTAGAGATTCCAATAGATTGTTTTGTATTTTCACAGCCAGTTATAGCCATAAATAAACATACCCATAAAAAAGTTATGAGGTATCTAACCCATCGTTCCGTTCTCTCCATTTTTTCTCTTTGCTTCTTTCTTCTGCGAAGAAATTGTAATGCTCTGAATTTCATCTTCTCTTACCATACCACCTGCGTTTTTTAAGAAACCATACATACGATTTATTCGTTGTTCTTCTTTTTCTTTTTCTTGTTAAGCTTTTTAATGTTCTTTTTAACAAAATTTGTATTCTTCTTTATTTGTTTAGATAAAACTTCTTGTCCTTGTTGCAGCTTAAATACTTGTTCTTTCATATTCCAAGTTTCTTTTAAGTTCCAACCAATCAAACCAATAGCAGTAATTAAAGCTAAACCAACAATCTTATCTTTTAAGTCCATCTTAATTACAATTTATTTTATCTAAATCAATGGGCTTATCTTTACCATAAAACCATATCCAGCTACTTATCTTTGTACCATCTTGCGTATAAGTACATTTCTTGCCTACTGAACAGGCACTTAAAGCAAAGAATAAAGCCAGAATTAAAAATAATTTATTCATAAGTTTTATCCTCTTCTCTGTTACTACATTCACAATAATCACATAAGCAAACCTTTTGAGAGTCTGCATGATGCTCCATTATGCAATGACATTTATGTCCACATTTTTTACAATTATCCATACTATCCATATACACCACAACAGCTAAACTTATCCATAAAAAAATAATGATAAATACTAAATCCTATGGCTATGCCTAAAGTTAAACCAATTAATAAAGAAAAAAAGAAAATAAAATATTTTTTAATCACTCAAAACGATCTTTTTAATGTATTTAGAACCATCTGAATTATTATGTACTTCAGCTTGGGCTTTTACACATTTATAAGAAACTGTATCTGAATAAGTCCTCTCGGCTTCTCTTTTACCTCGCAAACAAACTCCCATCGAGGGTTGAATACGATGTTCCTTAATTTCAAAATTTACAAACATTAATAATGCGACTACTGTTTCCATTTAGTGTGTTCCATTTCCATTTGTATATTTCATTTCTCTATTACTATCTTTTAACTTTTCAATATCTATTAAAACTTTATCCATTTGTTTTCTTAAAAATTCTATATTTACTTTATTTAATGCCATTGATTCAATATGTGCATTTAATTTATCGGTAGTTTTGTACAAATCCTCAATCATCATAAATTGTTCGGAGTCTGCTGGAAGTGAACCTAATTGTCCTCGTGGCCACTTAATTCTAAACTCTGTATTTTCTGTTAAGTCTTTTGCCATTAGTTCTACTTGCGTAGAAAGTTTGTTTTGCGTTTCAATAATACCAAAATATGCCCAAGTTCCAATCGCAACCATTGCAATTAAAGAAGCTACTGTTTTCATTGGCATTTGTACTTTAGCTTCGTCTGATATTGTCATTGGTGTTTTACTCATTTTCTTTTTCTACCCATATAATGTTCTGATGGTTCATAATCCCATCTCATACCATGATGCCCTCTAATATCAGCATACCACATTCTTAATCTAGCCAGAAATTTTAAAACAGGTTTTGGCATTAAAACACGATCTCCACGATTACTAAATACAATGTTATAAAAATAAACATTGATGTTATTTGTATGTCAAAAGGGTGGTTATACATTATCATTTAATTCCATGTACCAGTCTTACGACCTGAACTACCTTTTTGGCAGATTTATATTGTTCAACAGAATCTAGGTTTAAATTAGACTCCACACTACTCATCATTAATATTGCTATAATTATTTGCATAATATTTATTCTATATCACAATAAAATCCATAAACCAATTTTCCTTTTTGGGTGTACCAACCTTGATTAAGGGTATCTGTTTGATCGTAATAGGTGGCTATTGTTTCTATGTAAGCTTGACCTTGTTCAAAGCAAGTCAAGGCATTGTTAAAAGGTAATATAATAGGTTCAGCAGCTAGGATAAGAATAACTAGGAATTTCATCGCTGGAAATATCGGAGTCGCCATCTGTGGCAAACATAGTTATCCCTAACTCCATAAGATTTAAAAATTCCACAAAAACCTCTGCGATTAGAATACATGGCACAGTTCCCACAAGCTTGTTTAGTAGTAGATTTAACAAAAGTATTAGGCAACCTGTAATCTATCATCTCTCCATTGGAGTAAAACATTTGTCTTTTAATCATCTACCCTGTCCTCTGTATTTCTTATAAGACCTTTTCTCATCTTTGTTCATACGTTTTTTATGTCTGCCTATTTTGGGTTTGGTTCTTTTAACGTAAGTATTAACTCCAAACAGGTTTTTCTTACCCATTATTTTACTTCTTCAACATCTTCGGCTTTACCATCAATGATTAAGGGTAAGGGTTCTGTAATATTTTTAGATTCTATTTTATCTTTGTAACCTAATACGTTCTTACTTAACCAGATTTGCATATTGGTATTGTCTTTGTTGATTGCTTTTTTCCACATAGAACGTCTTAAAGAGGTCTTTCCAAGCTCTCTGTTATCATCAATAATTTGTGCGTAATTCCTAATTAAAGTTGTTCTGTGTACTCCAAGCACAGCAGCTATCTCTTCTAACGTACATTGTAATTTACTTAATTCTGCTATCTTTTTTACATCTAGTAATATTTTAGGTCTGCCTACACCATTACTTTTTTTAGACATAATTGCCTTATTTTTGCTACTTTTCATATTTCTATCTTTTCTATATTTAGCACAACTCCCATAGGAAAGACATTACGATCTGTAAATTCATCTTCCTTTTCATCATAAGTATTAAATGTCCATAGATACTTCTTGTTTTTCTTGTAGATGAAGCCATAAGTGAACTTAATAGCTGGGAGCATTTCATCAAATTCTTTAGACGATGCGTGTCCTGAATCTCCCAGTATATCTTGCCATTTAATCTTATAATAATAAAACTTTTTCTTACCTATTGAAATGTGGCGATATTTTGACTTTTTTCTGACCATTAATGTTTTCGCTTATTATAAGACTCTACAATAGATTTATAATATTCGAGCTGTATTTTCAATCTGCGATTTTCAAGGGATAATGCTATAAGTCTTTTTCTTACATATTTGAAGATTCGCAAGAGGGATTTCAT